ACAAATAGAAGAAGCTACTAAATGGTGTGACAAACATTTTAAAATAATAGACGTTGAAGAGTTAGTTACTTATAAGCAATTACTAAAACAAGCAAACGATATAAAAGATGCTTGGGATTATGATGCAATACTAATTGACCCTTATAATAGTTTAGCGGTAGACACTCAAATAATGAGAGGTGTAGGTAAACACGAATACGATTACCAAGTAGCAAGTGAGTTTAGATTATTTGCTAAAAAAAGAAATGTAGCAGTATATTTAAATGCTCACGGTGTTACAGAAAGTTTAAGAAGGGTACACCCAAAAGACCACGAGTATGCAGAACTTCCACAACCTTTAGGGTTAGCAGGTGTAGAAGGTGGAGGTAAATGGGGTAACCGTAGTGATGACGTAATATGCTGCCATCGTTATACAGGTTCTGGAACTGATTGGATGTATACACATATACACGTTTTAAAGGTAAAAGAAACTGAAACGGGTGGAAGGTGTACTCCATACAATGAACCAATAAAATTAAGAATGTCAAGAAATAATGTAGGATTTGAGTTTATGGATAAAGATATTTTGCATAGTAAAAAGTCAGACGTAAACGAGATATTAAAATTTTAAGTTATGATTATACTTTTCCAAATTGTTTTAGTTTTGTTATTAATTGCAACGGTGCTTTTTTATATAGCACAACAAGTTAAAGCAGATGTATACATACAACCAATTATAGGATTAATGTTTGGTGCATTATACTCTAAAGAAGATATTGAAGAACATAAAATAACGCAATACACTTGTCAATGTTGTATTGGTTTTATTAGTCTAACTATAATATGGGTAGAGGAAAAAGAATAGTACTTACTGATTGGTTAAATATTGTAGCTAATCAGCACGAAGATTGGATTAAAATAGTTAATGGTTTTGGCGAGTATAATTATGCCGAAGATATTGTACAAGAAGCCTACATAAGATTAATAAAATATGCACAACCGCAAAACATCATTAAGGATAATAAAGTATCTAGGGGATATATGTTTTTTACTTTACGTTCATTATATTTTCAGTACTATAATTCTAAAAGAAAAGTTAATAAAGTTAGTATTGACGATGACGAAAATTTTCTACAAATAGCCGACCAAACTAATTTAGAAGAACACGAAGCATTTAACAAAGTATGCAGCCTTATTGATGAAGTTGCTGAAGAATGGACTTGGTACGATAGAAAGTTGTTTAAGTTGTACCGAGATACTGACTTAAGTATTAGAAAAATTGCTAAAGAAACTAATATAAGTTGGGTAAGTATATTTAATAGTTTAAAGAATTGTAAACAAGATGTTCGTAGTAAGTTAGGCGAAACTTATGAGGACTATAAAAACCAAGATTATGACAGAATTTAAAGGGGACAAAAGAACCAAAGAGTACAAAGAGTGGAAAAAGAACTACGACAAAGAAAGCAAAGGTATTGGCGATGTAGTTGAAAAGTTTACTGAAGCAACTGGAATAAAGAAAGTTGTTAAGTTTATAGCAGGAGACGATTGCGGATGTGATGAACGTAAAGAAAAATTAAATTACTTATTCCCACATTACAAACCAAATTGTTTAACAGAAGAAGAGTTTGATTACTTATCTGAAAGAATAGGTAAGCTAAACACTATAACAGTAGACGAACAAAAAGCATTACTAAAAATATATAACAGAGTGTTTAACGACAAAAGAGAATTGACATCTTGTAACAGTTGTTTCTTGAATGGAGTTTGGAAGAAGTTAGAAAGAATTTACAACGAATACATATAAATGAGTTTAATCAGAAATAGTAAATTGGTCAATCAAGCAGTAGATTTTACTGGTATTCAAAATGGTAAAATACATCCTTCAGATGTAGACTTTGTTTTTGAATTTGATAACCAGATATTAATACTGGGAGAAGTAAAACGTAGATATAATAAAATACCTAAAGGTCAAGAATATCTACTTACTAGGATAGTTGATAAATGGGGAGATGGCGGTTTAGTTTTAAAAGTAGAACACCAACATAGTGACGAAGATACAAACATACCATTAAAAGAATGTTTTGTTACAAGACGATATTTAAACGGAGAGTGGAAAAACTTTGATTATGGAACTGAACCAATAATTTCTTTTTTAAATAAAATAGGTGTATATTACCAAAATAAAAAATGTAATTTTTGAGACAAGCAAAAGAATATATGTATAAGAAGTTTACTGCTATTGAAGATTTAAAAATGAGTTCAGCAATAGTTACAATTACTTCTGTAATTAGTGAATGGAAAAAAGTAAAACCTGACAACAAAGATTTAAATGATGTTAGCGATGCTATTGTAGAGATTGCATTGCTTGTGAATAAACTTAATATTGAAAAAGGTAATTATCATATTGCTATGAGCCAAATGTTAGGAGACAAACTAAGAGCAATAGATAGAGCAGCAGCATCTGAACGTAGAGAAAAACTATTAGAAAAAGAATTGAATAAATATAAAAAGAAAGAAGAGTTAGGTTTATGAGTGATTCAGTAAAAAACTACATTGAAAAAATGGAAAAGGATAACAACTTGTATGATGAATTTATGAATAGTCAATGGGCTATGAACTCTACAATACCAATAGAAAACACTTCACAGGATTTAATAGTACAAGAAGTAAAAGACCTATACGATTCACGTAGTGAAGTAGGAATTAATAAATATAATACTACACTAGAAGACTCGTTAGATGGCTTAGAAACGTTCCTAGAGCATTTACAAGAAGAACTAATGGATGCAACTTTATATATACAGAAACTAAAACAAATAATAGATGAAAGAAAGTAAGTTAGTTTGGATGCAAAAAGAAATCCAACAAATGCAAAAAGTATTAATGGTAATGATACAAAGAATAGAAAAGATAGAAGAGACGTTATTTAAAGAAGAAGATTAATTTAAAACAAACAAATGATAAAATTATTAAACGGAGAAGCTTGGGGTAAAGAAGAAATACTAACTCAAATGTACGATGACAATTTTTATTACGGTCATCTAGGTAAACACGCTTTAAGTAGCAGTAGTCTAAAAATGATACTTAAAAGCCCAAAGACATACAGAAACGTTACTAAGTATGGAGACCCTAATTCAGATAGTCCTGCACTTGCAGCTGGTAAGTTAGTTCATTGGATGGTACTAGAACCACAAAAATTAGATAACTTACATTTTATAGAAGCATCTACAAAGGGAACAAAGATATACAAGGAAGCAAAACTAAAGCACGGAGAAGTATTTTTAAATAAAGAAAGAAAAGCAGCTGAAAGAATTGCAGATGCAGTATTAAGAAACGAAGGAGCAATACAATTACTAAACAAGTCAGAGTTTGAAGTACCTGCTATTGATATGTTAGAGGGGCTACCTTTTAGGGGTAAGGCGGATATTATACAAGGCGATACTATTATAGACCTTAAAACTACTGCCGACTTATCTTCATTTCGTTATAGTGCTGACAAGTATGGTTACGACTTACAATGCTATATGTATTTAAGGCTGTTTAATAAAAAGAACTTTAAGTTTTTAGTTGTAGACAAAGCAAGTACAGACATAGGTATTTACGGTGTTAGTGAAGAGTTTATAGAACGTGGAAAGGAGAAGTTTTTTAGAGCAGTTGAGAATTATAAGTATTTTTTTGAAGAACCTAACGACCTAGACCAATACGTGTTACGAGGTATTTTGTAAAATAATTAAATAAAGTTTGTTTATAATTAAAAAAGTTTTTGTACATTTACTCAAAACAAATAATTATGAATTACACAGATTTTATTTACTCACAGTACACAATGGAAGAACTACTTCACATTGTAGCAAGAAACAAACATCACGGGGAATACTTAGACTCCGATGCAAAACGTTGTAGATTAGAAATAATTAAAAGACAACACGAACAGCAAGAAATAACAAACCTTTAATAAGAATTAACAAACAAACATTATGAAAACAAAACAATTCAAAATAGGAAAGTTAGAAATCTTAAACATTAAACAACTTAACCCATCAGCCATTAATAGAGCTATAGATGATTCACACGTAAATAAGTTTGAAGCTAAATTAAGAAAGTTCGGATGGATGGATGTGATAAAAGTAGATTGCCAATATAACATATTAGAAGGGCATCACAGATATTATGCAGCTATTAAAGCAGGTCAGGAAGTAGTGCCAGTTTATGTTGTAACTTGGTTAGATAATTTAACAGAAAAAGAAAGGCTTAAAATAATACTTGAATATAACGCAAGTAACCTAAATTGGAAAAACGAAGACTACTTGGAGAAGTATGCGGAAATAGACCAATCTTACAATGATACTCTTGGTAAGTATAATAAATATAACACTAATTTATCAACAGGAACTATACTGAAGTTGTATATGGATTACAGTAAGACTAAGTTTATTACGGGTGATTGTGTATTTAGAACAGGTAAGATGCCTGATTACCTTGCAGATAAGTTAAGTAGCCTTGTTGATACATACGGCAAAAGTAAAGCACAATCGTACTGCCTTCGTGAAATAGTTAATGTTAGTTACAAATCAAATTCTTTATACGCTTGTGAATATATATTAAAACGATATAAAGATATGTTGGAAAACGACCACGCTAAATTAACGTCCATTAAAGATTTTAGACTACACATAAACGATGTTTTATCAGAATACTTACAACTAAAGAATGATTAATATAACAAACGAAGACAATATGCAGCTAATGGCTAGGTACGAAGATAATCACTTTGACCTAGCTATTGTTGACCCTCCTTATGGTATTGGATTTGGAGATTTTAACAGAACCAATAAAACAAGTGATGGGACAAGAGTTAAAGCAAATAAGTATAAGCATAGTAATTGGGATGATTCAATTCCAACGGATAAATATTTTATAGAATTAAAAAGAATAAGCAAAAATCAAATTGTTTGGGGTGCTAATTATTTTCCTTCATTATGGATTAATGCTTGTAAGGGTTTTATTTTTTGGTATAAAGGGAATCCTGTTCCAAACTTTTCAGATGGTGAATTGGCTTATACAAGTTTTAATAAAGTGGCAAAGCAATTTTATTATAGGTATTATGGAAATTTAGAAGGTAATACTTCATCAAGTAATAAAATACACCCAACTCAAAAACCTGTGGCATTATACGAATGGCTTTTAATGAACTACGCTAAAGAAGGAGACAAGATATTAGATACACACTTAGGAAGCGGCTCAATAGCTATTGCTTGTCATAACTTAGGATATGACCTAACAGCTTGTGAACTTGACAAAGAATATTACGAAGCAGCAATTAAAAGAATAGAACAACATAAACAACAAATAAGATTATTTTAAATGAAACAATACACAGAACTACTAATAAACAAACCAAAACTATTAAAAGACATTATAGGCCAAACACTATCTATTGACATAGGATTAAAGACAAGACAACAACCAGTAGTAGAAGCTAGGTTTATATACTTCTACATACTAAGAGAAAAGGAGGGTATGACTTTACAAACGATAGGTAAAACTTTAGAGTTAAACCACGCAACCGTATTACACGGATTTAAGAAGGCTGCTTTTTGGATAGAACAAGATTATGAGTTTGCACAAAAATACATTACTTGTTTAAGCAACAACTAAAAAGAAGAATATGATATGTCAAAAGACGAAGAGATAATTGAACTAAAGAGAAAGCTGAACACTAAAAGAACGGTTGAGGTTGAACAAGTTTACGAACCACCTAAAAGACCAATGAAAAGAATAAACGAAGTCTATAACAAGTTACATATACTAATAGACAAAACACCAGAAGAAAAAGCAGAAGATTTATTAACCAGAGTTCAAGCAATATATAGTATGATGCAAATGGACTTAAAAAGAAAAAGAGTATGATGGGAAGTTATTTATTATTGTTCTTCTTAGGATGGGCAATAGTCTTAGCAACTATATGGGTTTACTTTGAAGATTACTATAAAAACAAAGACTAACCTATTTAACAAAAGAATTAAAAAGTTATTGTATAATTGAATAATCAATTTATTTCAAGATGGCACACGGTGGTAAAAGAGCAGGAGCAGGAAGAAAATCTAAAGCAGACGAAATACAATTAGTAGAACGTTTAAGCCCTTTAGAAGATGCAGCTTTGTCAGCACTTAAAGAAGGTGTAGAGTCTGGAGATATTAAATGGGTACAGTTGTATTTAAGTTACTACTTAGGTAAACCAAAAGAAACTAAAGACATCACGATTAATGAAGATGTTCCGTTGTTTATAGATTAGCGATAACTAGAACGTTAGTCTGTATAATCTATGCAGGTTAAAAAAACAAAAGCACTTACTAAACTAAGAAGCCTAAACAGTCGTACTAAGATTGTA